AATTACTGTAGTTACACTTGATTTAGGTTCGTTATCTACATAGTACCTATATCTTTTACCATTAGGGTCATAATTAATTTTATTTCCTAATTTATTTTCTATGAATTGTTTGGTCATTATTCTCTCCTTTTTTCTTTTTCTTTTTTTTTAATTTTTTATTCATATTATCTGCCCAATCTGTCCAATTAAAATATGCATTAGCTATTCTTCTGTCTGCATATCGGTCATAAATATTTATCCACTCTGTCATTTATTCTCTCCTTTTGTTTTATTTATTTTATTATAACCCCAGAATCTTTCATAACTTTCTCTTTTTCTAGTTTTTTCCATATTAATTAATGGTCTAACATTACAATAAGTTTCTCTATCATCTAAAGTTTGAGTTAATATATTTTTTATATCTTCATCATTACAAGCATTAATTACTTTTTTAATGTAATCTTTACTTAAACAAATTTGACCTTGCCAAATATAAACATCTGCACAATCATAGTGTTGTTTATAAAAAAACTCTTTTGAGTATTGTTCATCTATTTCATTAAATTGCATTTTATCTGTACTTATACTCATCTTTTATTCTCCTTTTTAGTTATAGTATTTTTTGTAGTAGTATTCCCACTCTCTATCTATTTCTTTATTTACTCCATACTTTTTAAATTCTTGCCAAGATTTAAAAAAACAATCTCTGCAATTTCCAAAGTCAGAGATAAAATCTTCAAAAGAATTAGTGTAAAGAGGGTTAATCTTTTTTGCTCTTTTATATATTTCTTTTAGTGTCATATTTTCCTTTCTATAAACAAGATATACAATAATCTTGATTAGTTCTACTTATTTCATCTGGTTTCATTAACTCTTTACAAGCCCTACAATACCCTTTTGGTGTAATTTCTTTAACATCTAGTTTCACACCTTTTGGGTCTATGTTCCATATCTTCTCGTAAATGTGATAATGAATTATTTTTTCAAGTGCCATTTCAGTTTCTTTTTTATCTGCATGGGTACACTCAAAATTTATTTTTATTTTTAGTCTTTTCATTCTATTTCTATTACCTCCTCTATTTCTGAAGATAAGACCTCTGCATCGTCCCAATTTTCATAATGCATTTTATCTATTGCCTCATCTTTATTCTTTGCCTCGACAAATTGAGTTTCTCTTATTGTCTCAACTCTAGTGACTTTATAAGTTTTCATAAAGTTGGAATTATATGATTAGTGTTAGTTGAGATTGACCCTCCATCATTTCCCTCATCGTCTTGTTGAGGTGTCAACCATATTCCATTACTCAAAAGAATTTGTATTGGTCTTGAATACCAATCCATCTCCTCTGCGTCTTCTTTAGACATATATTCTACTCTAACAATTTTTTGTCCAAGTAAAATTTTTTCTGCGTTCTTATTCCAAAAATTAGTCAGTTCAGTATCTGACATTTTATCTAATGGTTTTGTTTCTTGTTTCATTATTTATCCTTTCTATATAATTTATTTGCTTTTATTTTTTGTTGAGTATCAAGTTGTAATTTCTTTCCCAACTTTAATAATTGTTCTGCGTATTCATATGGAAAATATTTATACTTTCCATAGTCGTCTTTATCTAAAGATTTAAGTTCTATCTTTATTAAATCTCTCAATATGCATTTTTCTTTTGTACTTAACCATTGTCTCATTTTTTATTCTCCTTTTTTGATTTGTTTTTTATATACCTATTGTAATTTAAAAACAAGGGACTATATGGGAATAAATAAGAAAGGAAAAATATGAAACTAACAAAGAAAGAAAGAGACTTTTTAATTGATTGGTTAAGTGATGATTTAGATTTAGCAACTAAAGATTGTTTTTGGATTGATGAAACAAAAAACCCAAAAACTATAAAAAATATGAAATCTGAAACACCAAAAACAAAGATTTTAAGATCAGTAATTAAAAAATTAAAGGAATATTAATAAAAATAAGGTCCACAACTTAAAATTGTATTGAAAAATAAAAATAATATACTTACTAATGCACAGGCGAACAGGCGACCAGGTAATTACCAGCTCAACACAGCTCTTTAGCAGCTTAAAACCAGCTTAACTTTAGGTCCAGAACAGCTTAATACACAAGCGATCACAGGCGAGATTACAGGCGAATATTGACTTGTACGGAAAATTACATTATATACAACTTATGGGAGTGCCAAAACAATTAACCGAAAGACAGATGAAGTTTGCAGAACTTTTAATCTACAACGAGGGTAGAAAAAGTCCAGCTGAATGTGCGCTGGAAGCAGGCTACAAAACAAGACCAAGGCAGGCTGCAAGCGAGCTGCGAAATCCTAGAATATCTCCATTAGTGGTGAAATATATTGGTGAGTTAAGAGCAGAGGTTCAGGAAAAGTATGGCATAACATTTGAAAGACACTTAACAGAACTTGCAAAACTACGAGATAGTTCAGCTAAAAAAGGTGCGTGGTCAGCTGCGATTAATGCTGAAGTAGCTAGAGGAAAAGCAGGTGGATTATATGTAGATCAAAAACTTGTGATGACAGGTAATCTAGATCAGTTAAGCGAAGATGAGTTACAGGCGAAGATGAGACAGATCCTGGACGATCACAAAAATTTAATTAATATTACCCCAGAAGAAGAGATAAAAGAATCAGTAATAGAATCAAACCTTGATAGTGATTCAATTCAGAAATAATTTTATTATATAATCTTCTTGGAAACTTTTTTATTAGTGCCCACTTGTTTATAACTGTTTTGTATTCCGTTAGCATTTGGTCCTTTCCTTGGTGGAAGTTGATCCCATTTTACATTAGGCATGTTCTTTGTCAACGTAGGATTAAAAATCCTGTTAAAGTTTTCTTTGTATAAATCATTGGTAGGTCTTGATCTACCATCATAACTAAATTTTTTATTTTTCATTTATTTTTTCCATGCGTATTATACACCCTTTTGGGAATACATTTCTATCACTAAATAACTCATCATTAACTTCATAGCTAGCAAAAGTTCTAACATTTTTTTTATCTTTGTTTAAAAGATATGCATGAGTTATCATCTCTGATGGCATAAATCCTAATGCTGAATGTAAATCTGCGTGCCCACTATCCCCGGTGATATCCAGCCACGTGATTTTGTAGAAGTAATATCTCTTTTTCTTAATAACAACAGATTTGTATTTTGATTTTTTAGGACTTTTGGGCATATCTATTTATACTATAAGGGAAATTTTAGGGCAAAAAAGTTTTTATAAAAACCAAAAAATCTTCCGCGCGCAGAGTGCATTTAAAATAACTAGCCAATACCAATGCTTATTTAACCTTGCCAGACCAAAAACATCAAAAAGCTAGTAATACCAACAAACTTGCCACTGTAAAATCTGCCTTGGCAGGAGCTGTGGCAGGCTATTATCTGCTAATACCAACACTTCTAATCGATTTTTAGCCTCCTTGCCGCCTTGCCGCCTTAAAAAAATTTTTTATTTTTAAAAATAAAATTACCCTAAAATTTCTCTTACACCGTGGCAGATTAGAATGATTCTAATCTTTGAACTTTTTAGTCCCGTTTGCTATGATTTTCTTTATCCCCGGTCCACTGATCTCGATCTCCGCATAGGATTTCCAAGCTCTTTTCATCAAGTTGAGCTCTAAAATAAGCGCCGACCATTGTTTAGGTGTGATTTGTTTGCTTTGTATTATTACCTTTTTCATAATTTTGTGGTGGTCTTCACTCTCGCTACTAACCACCCCTTCCCGTGGAAGATATTAACTCTGTTTATAAGTCGGTGATTTAAATATTTTTAAACTCTCCGTTTTTAATACTATTCTTTTAGGTTCTGGTGAGTTTAAAAGTTTTGTCTCTTGCAGCTCTACTCTTCTAACGGCTTCTAAATGTCCGTCCATTGTTTCAATATAAATTGGACAATCTGATATGATTGTGCCTTTTTCATTATTGGTAAACTTACCTAATATTTGTTGAAAGTCCCTGATTCTCATTTTTTTCCTCCTTTGTTTTATTTAAATGCTCATTGTATGGATCAGGCTTTGATACTTCCATACTCTGAATTCTTCTGGCGTATGTTTTAACTAAAGCATACCACTTGTCTGTCCAGATTTGTTTCATACCTGGATCTTTAGCATTGTGAACTGCATTAGCTAGATTATTCATTTTGTCCATCATCGTCTTTACTTTTTTTTCTCTGCTCATAGTATTGATTAACCCTCCTTAAAAAGTCGTGTTGATATTGTTGGAACTTAACTCCTTCTACAACAAACTCTTGATAATAATTGTCCTTACTACACATCATCACTACACCTTTATTGATAGAAGTTTTGTATACAAAATTGTGAGCCATAGCATAAGCTGCTAGCTGTAAATAATAATCCCCGATCCACTCTTCTCGCTTCGGTTTGTTCGTTTGTTTAAAATCGCAAATTGCATCTTGACCCTTATGAACTGCCACTAAATCCGTAGCGCCCGCATAGAGCCCTGGATAGTACAAAGTACATTCTGTGCCATAATACTCCGTTAAATTGCATAGACCCTGCTCTATGACCCTTATAGCCATGTTATGAGCCTGTTTTCCGACGTTGGTAAGGTCTAAATACCCCTCCTTCAGGATATATTTCTCTAATATCTTGTGCATCGCCGTTCCACGATTAGCGCTTTCAGCTGTAATTTTAGCTGCCGTGTCT